CATGCGTTAGCTGTAATGTTCTCACTAGGCAGTGAAATTATTCCTGCTATTGCAACAGGGTTTAAATCTTTAATACACCTTGTTAAAAGTTTAGGTACTTTCTTAAAAGCTGCATTTGATGTAGTTCAAGAACACCCTTTTATCAGTGGTGGTATTGCAATATTCTTAGGGATGGCTTTAGCTATTAACGCTATGAATAAGAATATGTTTCTATTCCTTAACAGATTAGCAGACGTATTGTTAGCCGTAAAGAGTCTGAATGTTGCTTTGTTAGTATCAGCAGCACGTACAGCCGCAATGGTAGCTGGATTGACAGCAGTTGTTTACTTGTTCTCCGAATTAGAAGGATACTTCAACGGGGAAGAGAACAACGTGCTGATGGTTTGGTATCATGGTGTACAGTTATTAATTAGTGAATTTGATTTAATGTTTGCTAAGATTAAACTTGGATGGGCTGAGGTTAGAAACGGCATCAACCCTTTTGCCGATTACAACGCTCAAGGTATGGATACAGGGAATAGAAGTATAAACATACCTGTAATCTCCCCATTGATTGACTCAATGATTAAAAACATGGTTAACCCCGCATCTGACTTCATAAGAGAAGGTGTAGGGTTAAAACCACAGAGTCAAGACCATTGGTGGTCATCGCCTTCTAATATGAACAACCCTCAAGGTAGCATTATCAACAATATTAACATTGACATCTCAAAAGCACCAATCAACGTGCAAAGAGCTATTGAAAGTGGGGATATGTCTGCAATGGGTAACTACTTAGCACAAGAGATACAATCCTCTTATGGTGGTGTTGGTTCATACGCAAGCTAAAACAAAATAGAAGATGTAACACAAGGAGTGAATATGATAATTGTTCTACAAGAACAGAAAAGTAGTGATACTGTTGTATTCAGTAGCGTTACATCTTTTGATGAAGCTTATAGTGGTAAAATAACAGAGCATCCTGTAGAGAATGACAGCAAAATTACAGACCACTTTGTTAAAGACAATGAGAAGTTCAAAGTTAGTGGTGTTGTATCAGACTATGATTTCCTGAACCCAAACAAAACAACAGCACAGAAAATCGAAGGGTACGACGATGTATTCCTTCGTAGTGCTGTGACAGCTACATTTCAAAACGGTGTATTAACAACGTATGGTGCTGTAATTCCCGCACAATTAACAATGGATGCAGTTAAGCAAAAACTATACTCCATTCAACGTAGTGGTAGTATGTGTACAATCCTGATGTACAGCGATACCAACAACATTATTGATTATAAACTTAATTGTGTTATGACATCTTTAGGTTTTAAAGAAGATGAAAATACAGGGTACGCTATTTATCCTGAGATGTCCTTTGAGCAAGTGAAGGTTATTCGTGTAAGTGTAGAGCAAGTTGAGAAAGGTAAGATACCTAAGATTAACACCAACTTGAAAGATGCTGTGTCAGAGAAGTTAGCCAAAGGTAAAGGCGATGATTGTTTGCCACAAACTGAGAAATTAGTTGTCGATGGCGTAATAACGGAAACAACTACTATTGCAAAACCAAAACTACCTAAAGGCGAGACAGCCAAACCACCATGTAAGCCAACGGAAGCAGATACCAAAGCCCTTAAAGCTGTAGGGTGGGTTGCACAACAAGGGTACAAGTTAAGCACTATTGAGGATTTAAACGAGCAACTGATTGCCAAAGTGAACGCCTTAACAGCAGCTACAGAGGCTAAGAACGAAACACTTCGCAGACAATTGAGACAAGAAGTTGAGTACCTAGAGACTATTAAAGATTACGTTAAGTTATAAGGAATAACCATGACAACATTGCGAACTTATAATAAACGTATCGTTATTACAAACGATGCCTACTTCTCAGTTAATATTGAATTGGACAGTATCTCTTGTGTGATGGATTTTGTGTGGAATAATAAAACAAAGCGTTACCATACCTCTTTAAGTAAAAAGAATGGAGATGTTGTCTTTGAAGGGGTAGCTGTTCATTCCGCAAGCTTCTTTCCTTTGAATAGCGTTATGGCGCAGAACGGTTTTTTAGGTATGTTTACATTATACCCTAACAATATCTCTGTCCCTATCACAGATGAAGCATACCGTAATTGGGCAGATTATTATACACTTGTATATGAATTAACGCTTGCTGTATAAGGGGGTAGTATGTATCAGTACGGTAGAAACTACCTCTTAACAATTTATGACAGAGATGTTGGCAACCTATTTACTTTACAAAGTTCTCCAACAAACGAAGGGCTTAGAGTGACATTTGACATTCAAAAGAATGTGGACAATAAAAGCACAGCTAACACAGCTAAAGTAGTCATCTACAACCTGTCACAAGCTACTCTCTCTAAATTATCCGATAAGCAAATGGCTTGTCAAATAACATTATCAGTTGGTTATGGCACTGAGTTGGTTCAAATCCTAGTTGGTGACGTGTTACAAATCTCGTCTAAACAAGAAGGGACAGAGATACAGACAACCTTCTCTATTGCTGAGGGTTTTGTAACATTAAATGCTGCTAAAATAAGCAAGACATACCCCGAAGGAACAACAGTTAAACAAGTGCTAGAAGATGCTGCTACAGTGCTTGATTGTCCTAAAGTTGCGATTACAGGTGATAATGCTAACAAAGCATTGACCTACGGCTACCCTGCCTTTGGAACACTTAAACAGGTTCTTGATGATGTATGCTACGCTAACAACATGGAGTGGGATATTGCAGGTGGTGAACTCACTGTAAAAGACAAACGCTCTGTACTTGCAAGTTCTACAAAAGAAGATGCAATTGTCTTGTCCTCAGACACGGGTATGATAGGTGTCCCACTAACAAGGCACGAAACTGTTACAGTTAGTGCAGACCAACCGATTCAAGACAACGAAGAAGCTATTCCACCTGAAACTAAAACACTTAAATCAGGTAAGGTTGTTGTTGCTAAGAAAAGAAAACAAGTTAGATTCAACATTGAAGTGAAAGCCTTGCTTAACCCAAATTGTAAGACAAATGGTTTAATCAAAGTAGTTTCAGATAAGACAGAACTTAGCGGATACTACCGTGTTAGAAACATCAAATACGTTGGTGACACTAGAGGGAACGATTGGCTAATGACAATCTTTGGGGACGATACAAGGGATTTATAAAAGAGACTTATAATATGGAAGATACATTAGAGGCTAGGCTCAACGCCTTCTTTGATTTCAAGATGAGTGGAATGTTTGTTTGTATGGTAGCAGAAGTGCTTAATACTAGCAAGCTTGAGCAATGCCGTATAGATGTAAAACCGATTGTAAATCACGAGTACAAGGATAGTACGGTTGTTGAATACCCCACTATTCTTTCCGTCCCCGTCCAGTTCCCTAGCTCATCAACCTCGGCTTTAACATTTCCAATCAATCAAGGGGATAATGTTCTCCTTGTATTTAGTCAGAAAGGGTTAGATGTGTTTAAGAGTGGGGCTACGTCAGCACATGACCCTATTGATATGCGTAGCTTTGATAAGAGAGATGCTATTGCTATCCCTTGCGTAAATCCTTTCTCAAAATCAATTAATAACCCCGATACGCGCACTTTATTTCACAGTGTTGATGACATGGTGATGACACACAATATTGGGAGTGTTAATGAGTGTGAGTTTAGGTTGACATCCTCTGGTGAGACATGGGTGATGAGCAAACACACGAAAGTGTCTGCTAGTTTGAGAACTGGTGGTGGTTTGGTGGTGGGTACAGGTGCTACGGGCAGCTTCACAACCCCACTAGGTCAAGTAGTGACAGTATCAGACGGAATTATAACAAATATATTTTAGGCGGTAATATGAATCCTCAAGGCAGCAGTATTATAAACACTTCTCAATACGAGAGTATGACTGAACGGATTGAAAGTGTAAAATCTTGCGAACAATTACAACAAGTGGGGGCAGAGATAATTGCATCTTTGAATGCAGAGACGGCTGCTATTACAGCACAGTTTGATAAGGTATTTCCATTGGTTGCCTTGCTAACAGCCCCAACATCCCCCGATGCTGTTATAGACTGGATAAAAGGTTTGATTGATAACTTAATCACCCCGTTAGCTAAACCTGCTATCACCTACCCAACACAGATTGCAGCTAGGACAGTGGCAATTACAGACCTTATTGATGCTATCAACAAGAAGGCATCTGAGTTTCAAGAGTGTTCGATAACACTTCCAACACCATAAAGAGAGGGCTATAAATAGCGATGGACATCAAACTAAACGATGAGACAGGGGATGTCCTACTCTCAACAACAAACACAATTACAACACCAACATTCACCACCACAACATCTGAAAACTTAGCTCAACGCTTAAAGATTAGATTGCAAACATTTAAGGGTGAATGGTTCTTAGATGGAACTATTGGTATTGACTACTTCAATCAGATTGCTGGTAAGAATAGGTCTAAAGCTGCTGTTGATGCAATCATTCAGGCTGAGATATTAAAAGAACAAGAGGTGTTGCAGATTACAGCTTACAGTAGCGTAGTTGATAAGACAACAAGAAAGATTACAATTCAGTTTACAGTGAGAACCGTTGACGGTTTCTATTCCACTCTGACTGCTTCAATTGGTGTATAGGTATAAATAGGGAGAGGGATATGGCAGGATTAAGCACGACAGGGTTTAGCGTTAAACGATTAACAGATATTATTTCCTCTCTTAAAGCAAGTGCTAATACAGAGTTTAGTGGCTTCTTAGGCGCAGGCGATGTACTAGATACAACAGACAATAGTGTATTAGGTAGATGGATTAAAATTATTGCTGAACCATTAGCAGAGCTTTGGGAAACAAGTCAGCAAGTGTATAGTTCTTTTGACATCAATCAAGCAACAGGGGTTTCATTAGAAGAGTTGTGTGCATTAGGTGGTGTTATTCGTAACACAGCTACAGCTTCACAGGCATTGTTAGTAAGCAAAGGTACTTATGGTATAACAATCCCCGATGGAAGTTATGTTCGTAGTGCCAACACAAACAAGGTGTTTGAATTTCAGGAGGCTATCACTCTCAATGAAACAGGTGCTACAGCAATCCAAATCACCCCTACAGTTGTGGCAGATAGTGCGGTTTATTCTTTCACCTATAAGGTACTTGGCAGCAATCTTAATCCCGTTACTGTTACTTACACTAGTGGTGTTAGTGCTACTACTTCTAGTATTGTTAACGGATTAATGGGTGTTGTTAACGCCTCACATTCTACTTATATCGAAGCTACATTGGTTGGTGCTGATTTGCTTGTTCAAGTAACAAACCAAGACTATGCTTGTGACTTTGTAGCAGCACAATTTACAATCAATAAAGCAAAGAAACAAACTTTAGCTACTTGTACAGAAACAGGCGTTAATCTTCAAGATGCCAACACAGTAGAAACAATTCAATCACCTTTGGTTGGTTGGGATACAGTAACAAACCCGTTTGCAGCTATAGCAGGTAAAGTGGTTGAGACTGATGCTGAACTACGCTTACGCTTCTTACAAGCTAAATTCCAAGATGGTAGTAACACTTACGAAGCTATTTATGCTGCCATATTAAAACTTGATGGTGTTAAGCAGATTGTTATTTATGAGAATGAAACAGACACAGCTTTCGTATCCCCCCCTGTCCCTGCCCACAGCTTCTACCCAATTGTGTTGGGCGGTATTACAACAGAGATTGCTCAGGCTATTTGGAATAATAAACCCGCAGGGATTCTAAGCTATGGTACAGTAACAACAGGTGTGGCAGATAGTCAAGGCATATTACATGATATATCGTTTGACAGACCTACAGATTTGCCAATTTATATCTCATTAAATATAACTGTTGACAGCACATTCCCTACAGATGGAGAGGATTTGATTAAAGCTTCTTTGGTTGAATATTTAGGCACGCTAGGGATTGGTGAGGATGTCTTGTACAGTCGTTTGTACACCCCAATCAATAGCGCAACAGAGGGCTTCTATGTAAACTCAATGACTATTGGCACAAGTGCATCCCCTGTTGGAACAAGCAACATATCGGTTGATTATAACGAGATTGTCAACATATCAGCTTCTAATATCTTAGTATCGTTTGTGTAAGGAGGCTTCATGGGCAGTATAACAGAAGTAGATTACCTTACGCAAGCTAGAAGCCGATACACACAACAGTTTAAAAACAAACCTATCTTCGATGCCCATGTCAATATCTTTATCACAGAAATCACTGAAATACAAGATATGCTTCAAGACCTGATTGGCCTTAGAAGCTTAGAGACTGCGGTAGGCAGTCAATTAGATATGATTGGGGCTATTGTTGGCCAGCCAAGAGTGTTAGTTGACTTCTTTTTGTTCCCTTTCTTTGGTTTTGATGGGGCAACAGAAGCACAAACATTTGGTAGCTTGTATGATTCAGCTTTAGGCGGAACGTGGAAGTCAATCTCTGATGCAGAGGGGGCTTCCTTTGAAGTAGATGATG